TTTTCAATAACAGTACAATTATATGCTAAACAATCCCATATTTCCAAATGATCTAACGGAAGAATATAATCAGGCTTCTTCCATACATAAGCACTCAAAGGTAGCTTATCAAACAATGCACCATAATCTGTTAATAGTGATTCAATCCTTAATGCCTGTCCTTTGATAGTCTTTGCTGTTAGCCATATTGCAGGTTCTAACTCACCAAATCCTTTTTCATGATTGTATAAGAATTCTTTGAGAACAAAACATTTAACTGGTGGGACGTTGGCAACTAGAAAACTCATTTTAACTCCTTTTTCATTTTTATTAAGTTATTTTTAAATATTTGCCATGCTCTGTCCCACGACCATTTATAACTACCATTCAACACTTTATTACGATCTAATTTGAAACAATCATCTACAGCATCCTTAAGATTATCTTTCATGATACCAGTAACATTTTCATCTATTGCATCTTCAGGACCTTGACAACGATATGCAGCAACAGGGGTACCACAAGCCATTGCTTCAATCATTACAATACCAAAAGTCTCCCATTTACTTGGAAATACAAATACATCAGCATTAGCATAGTATCGTGCTAAATCTTTACCTGTTTTAAAACCTACAAACTCAACGTCGGAATATTTTTTTTCATATTCTTTCCGCATTGGTCCATCACCCACCATAATTTTGTGTGTGCCTGGATAATTAAGTTCAAAAAAATCTTTTAAATTTTTTTCTTTGCTAACACGAGATACACATAATAAAATAGGTTTATTATATGTCATTGCTTCATAATTTGGGTGAAAAATATCCCGATCCACACCTCGTGTCCATGAAATTGCATTATCAAATCCATGTTTTTGTAACTCTTTAACCATAGAATTAGTTGTTGTTAATACTTTACCGCTATGTTTATGAAACCAACGAACATAAGGCCATGTTAAGCATTCTGGAATACCAAACAGTTTTTTTAAACCTTCAGGAAACTTAGTATGATAAGCGGTATTGTAATAATAAGAATGTAATGAAAGATACTTTCTAGCCCACAAACCAATAGGACCTTCTGTGGCGATATGGATATAATCCGGATTGATCTCCTCAATCTTCTTGCCCATTTTCCGGGGATAGGCAATCTTGACTTCGTTGTAGCGAGGGCAATCAATGTAGCTGAACCACCCGGGATCAAGCACCACAAACTTATAACCATCACGAACCGCACATACCTCCAAGTTTTTGTACGTCGTGACAACGCCATTTATTTGCTCCGGTAAGTTATCTGTAATAATTAAGATTGTTTTTTGCATTGTCCTGTTATTTTAAAATTTTTGAATTTTAACTGCCATTTTATTGTATTCAATACCTGCTCACAAGTTATTTGATCTTGAAACATCATTTCTATCTTCCCTGGTTGATCCGTTGGATCGTTGATGTGAACTGCCAATAAAATCATTAACCACATCATCTTTCTCCTTTGTCCAAGTGATTATTTGCCAACGACCATCACTATGTTCAACTAAAGCTGTACATGACTCAACCCAATCTCCATCATTCATATATGTTATACCATCAATTTGTTTAATTTCTGCTGAATGTATATGGCCACATATTACACCATCATATCCTTTTCTTTTACAATAAGCTGCTAAATTTTTTTCAAATTGAAACATAAAATCCACTGCTCGTTTCACTTTATGTTTTAAGTACTTACTTAATGACCAATAACCAAACCCCATTTTATGTCTAATCCAATTAAACTGAGCATTCAAAGATAGTATAAAATCATACGCTCTATCACCAAGAAAACTGATCCACGGTGCCAATCTTGTTATACCATCAAATATATCTCCATGTATTACTAGGTATTTTTTTCCATCAATACCAATATGTACATGACTATTAACAATCTCTATCATACCAAAACTAAATCCATAAGGAATCATTGGTCTCAAAAATTCATCGTGATTGCCTGCAACATATATCACTCTAGTATTTCTTTTAGCAAATCCTAAAACTCTACGAACAACATTAGTATGACTTTGTTTCCATCTCCATTTGTTTTGTTGAATTTTCCATGCATCAATAATATCACCAACAAGGTATAAAGTATCACAAGTATTATTTTTTAAAAAATTACTCAACATGTTTGCTTTACAATCTTTAGTACCTAAATGAACATCACTAATAAAGATCGTTCTATAGTGCATTTAGTTGCTAGCCTTCACATGCTAAACAAGTGTCATCACCCATAGCTAATGCTTTCATATCAAGCTCCTGGATTACTTGTCGTTCAATCTTCTTGGAAACTTTATCCGCTTTACCAATCTTCTCTGATCGGCAATAGTATAATGTTTTCAACCCTTGTTTCCATGCTAAGAAATGACATGCATGGAGATACTTAATGTTTACATTAGGTCTGAAGAAAAGATTGAGGGATTGTGACTGATCAATGTAATTTTGTCTGTCAGCCGCGTGCTCCACAATCCATCGCTGGTCAATCTCCATACTAGTTTTGTATACATTTTTTTGCCAATCGTCGAGTATGTTGAGATGCTGGACAGACCCATCATTGGCAATAATTGATGACCATATTTCATTGTAATCAAGTTTTGAGTCTGCATTACACTTCTCCTTAATGAGGATATCTAACCATCTATTCTTATTTAAAAAAGCCCCCGATAGTGTATCTTGTCTATAAGCATTAGCCCTGTATGGTTCAATACTTGGGCTAGTGTTACCCATTATAATCGAACTAGAAGCATTTGGAGCAATAGCCATAAGATGACAAAAACGCAAACCGCTCCCAACAGCATCAGGAGCTTCTCCTCTATCACGTCCAAGTTCTTTGTTTGCTTCATCCAACTTCCCTCGGATATACTTGAATATTTTGATATTGGCTGATTTTGCTGACGCACTTTCCCAAGGAATTCCATTACGCTGTAGATAAGCATGAAAGCCAAGAGCACCAACGCCAATACTACGCTCTCTTTGGGCAGAATATTTTGCTCTTGAAATAGCATCAGGAGCATTATCAATAAAATACTGCAACACATTATCCAACATTTCTGCCACATCTTTAATAAACCTTTCATCATGTTTCCAATCATCATAGTTCTCCAAATTTAACGAAGATAAACAACATACAGCAGTTCTATCCTTATCAGTTGGTAATATAATTTCAGAACACAAATTACTTTGTCTAATCTTTAATCCTAATGCTTTCTGAAATTCTGGCATTTTGTTATTACTTGTATCAATGTAGTGAATGTATGGTTCACCAGTATGCATTCTGGTCTCTAAGATTCGTTGCCATAGTTCTTTTGCAGACACAACTTCACGAACCTCATTGCTAAATGGATCCTTCAACTCCCAACTATCATCAAACTTAGGATCAATCATTGCCTTTTCAATCAATTGCATAAACTTGTCTGTGATATTGATTCCGTGATGGAGATTCTGAGCCCTCATGTTCTGATCACCAGTTGGCTTACGCATCTCAATGAACATTAATACATCTGGGTGATCAATATCCAAATAACATGCATAACTGCCACGACGAGTACGACCTTGACGATAAGCCAAACAACTAGCATCATAAGTCTTAAGATGAGCCATAACACCAGTAGACTTATCATCAGCTGAGCGAATACCAACACCAAGTCCAATGCCGCCTCCTAACATAGAGAGCCAATTTACTTCTGCTAATGTATCTACAAGACCAGAAGAGGAGTCAGGAAGATATGGAAGAAAGCAAGAAATTGGCAAGCCCCTTTGGGATCTTCCAAATGAAAGTATTGGTGTAGAGTAAGATAACCAATGCTTGGATGAGTATTCATACAACCTTTGTGCATGATCAGGATTGGAAGAAAATTGTTTTGAAACAAATGCAAAACGCTCTTGAGGAGATTGTTCTTCATCTTTCATATACGACTCACGTAATCGCTTGACACCAAGCTCATCAAATAAACTATCTCGACTATAATCTACATTAATACCATGTACCGTTTGCATTTGTTACACTCCGCGTTAATTGTAAAATTTTGTTATTAGAGGGAATATTGGTTCTATTACCTTACCGCATTCTATCGCTATCTCCTTATGTTCTTTTTGTGTTCCATTGTCACTTCTCAATTGTATATAATGTATCCAAGATCTAACTGTTCCATTCATGTATAACCTTGATGCTGTCATTCCTTCTGGCATCGCAGCTCTTGCTTGTTCTTTTGCAATACCATTATCTATTGCCCAATTATATGCTTGTAATGCGTGGTTGTGAACCACTGTTTGATGTAATTTCCATTCATTCTTTAAAAATTCATCATCATGTTCAATACTATTCTGACGATTCTTGTAGTCTTGTAGTCTTGCTTCTTTGTATTCAATACCTAATTGTGTTGGATCAGCATATCTCTGACTAAACTCTTGAAAAGAGAATGATCTATGTCTAAGGATTTGTCGTGCTATATCACGAGTAGTATTAATCTCTAAACAGATGTTGGCCATCTCAAAAGGCGACCAATGGTTGTTTTTAATAAGATATTCCAACAACCTTGTATCTGACATTAGACCTGTTTGATTTTGAGGATTTGATACACGGGCACAGTAAGCGATCAAACTTTCAAGGGTTTCATTGCGTTCATCAGCTACATTGTCTTTTTTAGTATAACTTATTAACCTAACATTCATATTTTTCTCCACATGCTGATTTGTAATTTTGCTTCAAGCCCACTAAACGTATTAACATCTATAATCAGCTTAATATCAGCTGGTTTCATTCCTGCCATCACCATATCATTAACATCTTTATGCTCAATATGCTGAGGCCATAAACAAACACGATAGCCATTATCTATCATTTTCTCGATACGATCAACAATTTGTTTATTCCTTGGCTCGTTATCATAGACAAAAACAAAATTATCTTTTTGAAGGTTCAATGATTTAATAGCGAAAACGCAATCAGCTCCACACATTGCAAGGGAGTTTGGTATAAACATTGAATCGATGGGACCTTCGAATAGGTAAGTATATTTAGCAGTGTCTGTATGATCCAAACCGTAAATCTTTGGCTTAGATTCATCGACAATGATTGTTATATAGCGAATGCCAGTTTTTGAAAACCCTCTTCCCTGTATTCCTATGAGGTTACCAAAACGATCTAACAAAGGTATTACAAGTCGCGGCTCATCCGGTTGATTTAAATCAAATTTATCGGGAATGAACGTGTTTACCCATCTTCTAAACTTAGGAGCATAGAATAATTTGAAATGGTAATTAGACGGTATTCTACGCTTTACAACGTATATCTTGACCGGGTGGTCAGGCTTTAGTTGGGACACCTTCTGAAGGTCTTTTAGCGGGCTATACTTGATGAATACAGGCTTGGCTGTTGATGTGATGTCTGGTTGTTTAGAAACAAGAGGAACACGAGTAGCTTCATACTTCTCTTTGAACTTCTCACTCTTGTATAACGAACCCATCTCACTGTTTACATGTTCTATTAACTTAAAGAAAGTAGTAGATACATTACAGTTATGACATTTAAAAAGAACATTCCCTTTTAACTCATAGATGTAACCACGAGCCTTGTGCTTGTTCTTTCTCGAATCACCACAGAATGGACATCTGCAGTTATAGAACTTCTCTTTTCTCTTAAAACCAGCAAGCTGGCTAGAAATAAGTCCAATATACTTAAAATCAACAGTATCCAATTATATACTCCTCTCACGTCAACACCTCCATCATATACTAATAACTAGAAAAGATCAACTAAAATAATTTATCTAATTTTAAATGAGC